TATAAAAAAAGCCCCTCAGAAGGTCTCTGAGAGGTTCCCCAATAAAAAGGCACCCTTCCATAGGGTAATGCCATAATCGTGCTGTACGGGCTTCCTAGGGCATTTTAGAGGGTATTCTTCGGTATAGCCTCCCTGCGGTCGGCCTCCGGACAAGGAATTCGGCTAAGATCTCCTAAATACTCTAGATACCCTCTAGAAACCCTCTTATAGGGTATTTATTAATAGTATATTTATAAACTACTATTAAAGAATACCCTTCTATATAGTACTTATATATACTAATATACCCTCCCTGTACGGATATTATAACATATTTTTACAATTCTGTCAACTAAAAAATACAAAATATACAAAAATACCTCCTTCTCGTACGGATTTTCATTTTCTTCTTGACAAACCTCCAAGAATATGGTATAATACAGTATAAGGTAGAGAAAACCTCCCTTTCAATTTCAAGGATTAACATGCCCTCTCAAAAGAATACCCCGGCGCGCCAGCGGGCACAGGCCAAGTACAACGCCAAGCCGGAGCAAAAGAAGCGCCGCGCCGAGAGAAATGCCGCCCGTCGAAAGATGGAGGCCGCCGGTAAGGTCCACAAGGGTGACGGTAAGGACGTCGCGCACAGGAACAATAAAACCTCCGACAACTCGATGAAGAATCTCGCCGTGCAGGCGCCTTCCAAGAACCGGTCTTTCCCGAGAAACTCCAAGGCGAAGCGGAAGTGAATAATAGAGAAAAATTCGCACATATCTCCGAGGACAAACCGCTAAACCCCCGCCAGCAAATGTTTGTAGAAGCTTACTTCACAAACGATTATAACGCTACTGAAGCGGCTCGAACAGCCGGGTATACAGGCAACAACCTCAACCGGGTAGGCCACGAACTTCTCTCGAAGCCTCACATCAGGGCGGCTATCCAGAAGAGAGCAGACGAAAAGTTAAAAGAAATCTCCCTCACAGAAGAATACGTCGTACGGAAATTAGTACGTACCATCGAGAAAGCCGAGCAGGATAACAATCTTGCCGCCGTTCTACGGGGAATTGAATTAGCCGCTAAGAATCTTGGTATGCTTCGTGACCGTACGGAGATCACCGGTAAGGACGGCGAAGCCATTAAATACGAAGAGATTCAGAATGAAGCCGCAGATTTCGCCCGCACAATATCTCGCATCGCTACCAGAGATGGAGCGGGAGAAGATCCTCTCCGAGTTATCACCGGAGGTAAAGGCTAGGTTAAAGTATGAGTGGACTTTCTGGGCAAGACCTAATCAACTTCCGCCGGAGGGCGATTGGGCGACTTGGCTTATCCTTGCAGGACGAGGTTTCGGAAAGACCCGAACCGGAGCTGAAACCATCCGAGACTGGGTTTGCGGAACTACTCCCTTATCAGCCGGTAAATGCTCTAGAATTGCTCTCGTTGCTGAGACGGCTGCAGACGCAAGAGACGTCATGGTCGAGGGTGAATCCGGTCTTCTTGCCGTTCATCCACCTGATTTCAAGCCGACGTACTCCCCTTCGCTCAGACGAATTACTTGGCCTAATGGTGCGGTGGCAACCCTGTATAATGCCACTGAACCCGATCAGCTTCGAGGACCCCAGCACGACGCGGCATGGTGTGACGAGCTCGCCAAGTGGAGATACTGCCAAGAAACATGGGACCAGCTCCAGTTCGGACTCCGACTAGGGGATTTCCCTAGGACGATCATTACTACGACTCCTCGACCACTTCCACTGATTCGTAAGCTCGTCAACGATCCTAAGGTTGCGGTCACAAGAGGGGCGACGTGGGATAACAAGGCTAACATGCCTGAGTCCTTCATCAAGGAAATCGAAGATAAGTATGCGGGTACTCGCCTTGGTAGACAGGAACTCGAAGGGGAAATCCTCGACGACGTTCCGGGTTCTCTCTGGTCTCGAGAACAACTCGATACCTACCGTCTTCGCGAAGCCCCGGAAGATCTCGAAAGAGTAATCGTCGCTGTCGATCCGGCTACCTCAAACGAAGAAAACTCGGACGAGACTGGTATTGTTGTAGTAGGCTTCTCTAGGGATGCCGACGGTTACGCCAGAGGGTACGTCCTAGAAGACGGCTCTATGAAAGGCAAACCCGAAGAGTGGGCCAAGAAGGCCGTTACTCTCTATCGTAAGTGGGAAGCCGACAAAATCGTAGCTGAAAAGAACCAAGGCGGCGATATGGTCTCTGCCGTTATTCGTGCAGTTGACAGAAGTATCCCCTTGAAACTCGTCCATGCCTCTAGGGGTAAGGTCGTCAGAGCCGAACCTATCTCCGCCCTGTACGAACAAGGTCGTGTCCACCACGTCGGTCGATTCGACAAGCTCGAGGATCAGATGTGCCTTTTCAGTATCGACAATATTAGATCCCCCGCTATGGGAAGTCCAGATAGAGTCGACGCCCTTGTTTGGGGTTTGACGGAGATCTTTGATAAGCTAACCGGTCGTCGCCGTACTCCGAAAGAGTCGACACCCGAATACAAGTTAAACCCGGTACGTCCCGGACTTGAACACACTCCTACTGGCTGGATGGCTGGATGAAAGGTAACACATGGAAGTAAACACCGGGCTTCCGAAGGAAATGGATGACGCCCGTACTTTAGACGTTATCCAGTTCGGTTCGGAGCAACTTAACGATATCCCTAAGAAGAGTTATGTCCCTGATGGATACGACTCCGAGGAAGAATATCTGAAATGTCTTCGAGAGGATTACGAAGCCGATCTTCAGGCCGATGAAGAAAATCGTCGAGAAGGTCTAGACGACAAGAAGTTCGCCGCTGGTGAACAGTGGGACCAAAAGGTTCTCGAGCATCGACAGGGCCTACCTTGTTTAACTGTCAATACTATCCCCCAGTTTACGGCACAGCTCGTAGGCGACTGGAGGCAATCTAGAAACGCAATCAAGGTTCTTCCAGGGGAAGACGGGGATACGGAAATCGCCTCTATCAGAGGGGATCTGATTCGTTCAATCGAATACAAATCTCGCGCAGACCGAGTCTATGACGCCGCTTTTGAATCGCAGGTCACCTGCGGAGACGGGGCTTTTAGAGTCGCGGTAGAGTACGCCAGAGACGACGTCTTTGATCAGGACGTTTTTATCCGACCCATCGACGATGCTTTTTCTGTCGTCTGGGACCGTATGTCGATTGATCCTACAGGTAGAGACGCCCGGCATTGTTTTGTCGAAGACACTATCCCCCGTAAGGAATTCGAACGTAAGTTCAAGGACGTTAATCCTAGCGAGCTCTCCCGTACAGAATCTCGAGACTTAACGTCGGGGGGCTGGCTCGATAACAAGACTGTCCGAGTTGTTGAACATTGGAGGATGATTGAAAGAGATCGACTCCTTGGTCTTTTTGCTGACGGATCCATTCATGTCCTCGGTAAGGACGCAGATGATCTCGTGGGTCGCTTAGGGGCTCCTGTCAAGACTCGTATTGCCCCATGTCTTTATGCTCAGATGCACCTCACAACGGGTTGGAAGATTCTTTCTGGGCCGTACGAATATAAACTAAACCGACTGCCGGTTATTCGTATGTCTGGTCGCGTCACAAACGTCGGCGGTAAGAGAGTCCGTTACGGGCTTGTCCGTTTCATTAAGGACCCGGCCCGGTTACGGAACTTCTGGCGAAGTGTTGCTGCAGAGCAGTTGGGGTACGCCCCTAAGGCTCAGTGGATGGCTACGGAGGACGCAGTCGAAGGACGAGAGGACCAGATCCGCAAGGCCCATATGACTAGAGATCCTCTCTTAGTCTTTAACAGCGAAGCCGTCTTTGGGCAGAACGTACAGCGAATCGATCCTCCTCAGATTCAGATGGCGCTTCTCAATGAAGCGAATATTAATACCCAGGATATGAAGGACGTCACGGGTATCCATGACGCTTCTCTTGGTATTAAGTCGAATGAGACTTCTGGTAAGGCTATTATAGCCCGTCAGAAGGAAGGGGACATCGCCTCACTTACCTTCTACGATAACGGTAACGCCTCTCTACTCGAAGCGGGTGACGTCATTAACCAGTTAATCTCCCAGATCTACGACGGTACGAGAATCGTCCGTTTGATCGGTGAAGACGAAGCTCCTAAGTTGATGAAGATCAACGATCCGATGGATCCGAAGAGTCCTAATCTTGCTACTGGCAATTACGACGTCGCGTTGTCGACAGGAGCGAGTTATACTACTCGTCGCGCTGAAGCCGCTGAAGCAATGATGCAGGCTATTCAGGTCTGGCCGAATCTCATTCAGGTCGCTGGCGATATCGTTGCCAAGGCCCAGGATTGGCCGGGGGCGGATAAGCTTGCCGATCGTCTCAAGAAGACTATTCCTCCGCAGTTCCTCACTGAGGAAGAGCAGCAGGAAGCGAGCTTCACCCCGCAGATCGATCCGGCAGAAGCCCAGAAGGCGATGGAACAGCTTAACAAGCTTGAACTTGAGAATCAAACGTTAAAGCTTGAGCTCAAGAACAAAGAAGAAGAGAACGAAATCGCAAGATACAACGCAGAAACCCAGAGAATTCGCGCACTGTCTGATCACCAGGTAGACGCCAATCAAATGGAAATGGATGCTATTCAGAAAATTCTGGATGAGTCCGAAAGAGAACACCAACGAGAGCTCGCCGAGGAAGAACTCGAGCGTAGCCAAGAAGGATCAGAAGATGCATAACTACGCAACCTCCATTAGGCCGGCACGTACTTCTGGTGAAGACCAGCAGTCGGTTTCTTTGTCGACCTCGTCTAACGTAACTAGCAACACTATCGGACGCACTAAGGCGGTGGTTTATTCCACCGTCGAGTGCTTTATAGTGGTTGGGGCGAGTCCTACCGCTACAGTAGCGATTGGTATGCCAATTCCGGCAAACACCTTAGTGCCTATCTCGGGTTTAGCTGCTTCGGATAAGATCGCCGCTATTACCGCTTCTGGCACAGGAACTTTATATATTCGCCCGAGGGCATAATGCGTTTTAATCCTAAAGTAGGAATTGCTATCGGCTTTGG